TATATGAAACTCCTCAAATTAGATACATGGTTGCTGCTGCTACTGTGTTTCATAAAGAAGAGCCTAACACATCTCGTATGCGTTACATTAAAGAGTATTACAATTGTGCTTCAGACGGCTTGTTCACTTTGGCTACTCCTGTTCTTGCTGGTCTTGGCACACCTACCAAACAATTTAGTAGTTGTGTTCTTATTCGTAGTGATGATGATTTGGACTCCATTTTTGCTTCTGGCGAAATGATGGCCAAGTACGCTAGCAAACGTGCTGGTATTGGGTTAGAAATTGGACGTTTACGTCCATTAGGTGCTCCCATCAGAGGCGGCGAGATTATGCACACTGGTATGATTCCATTCCTTAAGAAATGGTTTGGTGATTTACGCAGTTGCAGTCAGGGTGGCATTCGTAATGCCAGTGCTACAGTAACATACCCAATTTGGCATTATCAGTTTGATGATCTAATTGTCCTAAAGAACAATCAAGGTACAGAAGAAACTCGTGTGCGCCATATGGACTACTCTGTTGTACTAAGCAAGTTTTTCTGGAAGCGTTTTAAGAACAAAGAAATGATTACATTCTTTGATCCTAACGAAGTACCAGACTTGTACGAAGCGTTCTACCGCGACATTGACTTGTTTGAAAAACTATACGTTAATTATGAAAAGCATCCTACCATCAGAAAGAAAGTAATGAGTGCTGAAGAAGTATTCAAAGGTGCTATTCTAAAAGAGCGTACAGACACCGGACGTATCTACTTAGTATTCATTGACAACGTACAAAAACAAGGCCCATTTGATACATCAGTTGATCCTATCTATCAAAGTAACTTGTGCCAAGAGATCCTATTACCAACTAAGACATTCAAGCGACTTGATGACGAAGAGGGACGCATTGCGTTATGTACCCTAGGATCAATTAACTGGGGTGCATTCCGTAACCCAGAAGACATGCGCCGAGCTTGCCGCATTCTACAGCGTAGCTTATGCAACATACTTGATTATCAAGACTTCTTAAGTATTCAAAGTAAACTAAGCAATGATGAGATCCAACCACTAGGCATCGGTGTTACTAACTTAGCTTACTGGCACGCCAAGCGCAGCTTTAAGTATGGCGACAAAGATGCCCTACAAGATGTTAAGAGCTGGATGGAACATCAAGCATACTACTTAACAGAAGCAACTGTTGAACTTGCCAAAGAACGCGGTTCATGCACAAACTCTGCACAAACCCGTTATGGACAAGGAGTATTTCCTTGGGAACTACGTGCAGACGGTGTTAATGAGTTAGCAGATTTTACTCCAGAACTTGACTGGGAAACATTACGTGCTAACATGAAACAATATGGAGTTAGAAATGCTACACTTATGGCTATTGCTCCAGTGGAGTCTAGTTCTGTTGTTATTAATTCAACTAATGGAATAGAAATGCCGATGAGCCTTATTAGTACTAAGGAATCTAAAGCAGCAAGTTTAACGCAAGTTGTTCCAGACTATGCTAAGTTAAAGAACAAGTATCAGTTAATGTGGGAACAAACTGATTGTGAAGGTTACTTAAAGACTGCGGCTGTTCTTGCAGCTTATGTTGATCAAAGTATCAGTACAAACACTTTCTACAATCCAGCACACTTTCCTGATCGTAAGATTCCAACTACATTGATTGCTAAGAATTTAATGCAAGCACATGCATGGGGTATTAAGACTTTTTATTACAGCCTAATGAACAAAGCAGGCAGCAAGGCTCCTACAGAAGTTCCAACAGAAGTTAATGGTGTTCAAACTTCTGGCTTGAACGGTTATCATGAAATTGATTTAGAAGATGACTGCGAGGCATGTAAGCTATGACATATGGCTTCATCAAAAATTTGTTATCAGAAGGTAGACCAACATCGTTATCAATAGATGCTCTACCATATGATAAGAAAGACTTGAGCCCTGTGTTATCCAAAGAAGCACTCGAGTATCATTACGAGCACCTTGCTAAGACTTATGCCAAGCGTTACAACGCAGGCGAAGGCGACCCTGTTTTTAATGAAGCTGGTGTATTCTTACACAACATCTTGTTTCAGCAATACCAAGAGTCTACTGCAAACAATGCACCATTGGGTGAAGCATCTGACTTAATTGTTAAACACTACAAAACATTTGCTAAATTCAAAGAAGAGTTTGAAAAGGTAGCAATGAGTGTGCAAGGTAGTGGTTGGGTCTATCTTTCTCGTGACGGAAAGATTAAAACAATAACTAATCATGCTATCAAGAAAGACATTGTAGTGCTAGTAGATTGGTGGGAACACGCCTGGGCACTAGACTATCAACATGATAAGAAAAAATATCTAGAGAATCAATGGAAAATTATTAACTGGGAGACAGTAAATGGACGCATATGATTTACACCAGGAACTTTTTAAATTGTGGCAGCAATTGTCCTATAAACCAAATGCAGCATCTATTAAAAAACAGTACGATGATACGCCAGTTTACGTTGACGGCCGTAGGGTTACTGGTGTTAAAATAGAAGATAACAAAATTATATTAGAAACCAAATGAGCAAACAACAATACAACTTAACCGCACAAACAAATTATCTTCAACGTAAGATGTTTTTGGACCCAGCTGGTCCCGTAACCATTCAACGATTTGAAGAAGTCAAATACAATAAGATTGCAGACTTTGAAAAGACAGCACGTGGTTTCTTTTGGATTCCCGAAGAAGTTACACTAAGCAAAGACGCAAATGATTTTAAAGAATCAAGTGATGCAGTTAAACACATCTTCACTAGCAACCTACTACGTCAAACAGCATTAGATAGCTTGCAAGGACGCGGCCCAAGCCAAATCTTTACACCAGTTATTAGTTTGCCAGAATTAGAAGCTCTAGTTTACAACTGGACATTCTTTGAAACTAACATTCACAGTCGTAGTTATAGCCATATTATTCGCAACATCTACAATGTGCCTAAAGAAGTATTCAATACTATTCATGACACACAAGAGATTGTTAACATGGCTTCTAGCATTGGAAACTATTACGATAACCTACACCAAATCAATTGCAAAGTTGAAGCAGGTATCGAAGTTACAGAAGATGAACACATTAAAGCAATCTATCTAGCACTACACGCTAGTTATGCACTAGAAGCATTCCGCTTTATGGTTTCATTTGCAACAAGCCTTGCAATGGTTGAAAATAAAATCTTTATTGGTAATGGTAACATTATCAGTTTGATTCTACAAGATGAATTGTTACACAAAGGTTGGACAGCTTGGTTAATTAATCAAGTTGTTAAGGAAGATCCACGCTTTGCTCGAGTAGCACAAACATGCCAAGAAGAAGTCTTACAGATTTATAAAGACGTTATTCGTGAAGAAAAAGAATGGGCTGATTACCTATTCATAAAAGGTCCAGTGATTGGACTTAATGCAAACATCTTACGTGAGTTTGTTGATTTTACTGCTGTTGGAGCATTAAAAGATATCGGTATTAAATATTGGAATCCTGCTCCAAAGTCAACTCCTATTCCTTGGTTTAACAAGCATAGCGATACAAGTAAAAAACAAACTGCACTACAAGAATCAGAATCAACAAGTTATGTAATCGGTGTTATGTCAGATTCGATTGACTATACCGCATTACCAAGTTTATAATTAAGGAATTAAAATGATTACAGTATACACAAAGCCTCAGTGCCCCTTTTGCGATCAAGCAAAGGCACTGTTAGAAAGTAAAGGCATTGAATATAAAGCAGTTGACGTATCGGTAGACATGTCAGCTAGAGAAAAGATTATGGACTTGGGACTACGTTCAGTTCCACAAGTCTTTAATGATGGGGTACTTCTACCTGGTGGGTTTCGAGGCCTAGCAGGACAACCAGAAGAATTTTGGACAACACTAAAGGGATAATATGTTAATTGACAAAGGCGTAACACAGGGTGAAGTAATCACTTTAAAACTAACAAGTGGTGAAGAATTAGTTGGGAAACTAACAGAAGAAACAGATGCTTACTATAAGCTATCAAAGCCAATGGTTATTGGTATGGGTAAACAAGGGCCAGGACTAATGCCTTACTTGTTTACAGTTAATCCAGATAGAGAAGTTAAACTATCTAAAATTACTGTTACAGTTGCAGAACCAACTGATGCTGATTTTGCTAAACAATTCCTTGAAAGCACATCTGGCATTAAATTGGTGTAAATAACAGTATGCCAGCTATAGCTAAAAAGGGTGGGTCTAGTTCAGTAACTTGCACTGATGGTGCAAAGGGATCCCCTTGCGCTCCTGGTCGTTGGCATTGGAACTCAGGAACTACCCAGCCTACCGCTGCTGGTAGTTCTAACGTGTTTGTTGAAAACATCGGAGTTGTTAGACAAGACGATGTAATGGGAAGTCATCCGGATGGCAACCCGTGTGTAGGCAGTCCTGTTAATCATGCACCTGCATTAAGCACGTTTAGTGGCAATGTATTTGTTAACAACAAGGCTGTTGGCAGGATTGGTGACAAATTTGATTCCGACGGACACTACGATCATACTATTGCTACTGGAGCAGGAACTGTTTTCGCCAATGGTAGTTGACTTTTCAAAATATTTGTAGTAATATACAAGTATGAAAAAACTCATACTTACAGACGCAGACGGTGTATTACTTGATTGGGAATGGGCATTCAGAGTATGGATGCTTGAACGAGGGTATACACTAACACCAGATAATAAAAACAGCTATTATCTGCATCACCACTTTAACGAACTAACACAACCAGAAGCCAAAAAGCAAGTTAAGATTTTTAACGAATCAGCCGCCATTGGATTCTTGCCTGCATTGCGGGACAGTGTTTATTATGTAAAAAAATTACATGAGGAACATGGATATGTGTTTAGAGTTATTACAAGTCTAAGCCTGGACAAAAATGCACAACGATTGCGAGAAATGAATCTGCGTAAAATTTTTGGAAATGCAATAGACACTGTTATCTGTTTAGATACAGGTGCAGATAAAGATGACGCACTAGCACCCTATGAAGGTTCCGGTTTATGGTGGATTGAAGACAAGCCACAAAATGCCGATACAGGTCATGAACTGGGATTAAATAGTCTGCTAGTAGAACACGGGCACAACATGCATCATGAATGTCCGTATCCAGTTGTTAAAAACTGGAAAGAAATCTATAACATAATTACACAGGAGATTTAATATGGCTATTAATAGATACGCAGAATTTACGGCTTTAGTCGAGGCAATGGAAGGCGATTTTGAAAAGTTTTATGACAAGGAAGTTGGCGCAGCTGGCACCCGTGTTCGTAAGCACTTACAAGAGTTAGCCAAACTTTGCAAAGAAATCCGTAACGACGTAACTGCAACAAAGAACGCACGTAAAGAAGCGTCAGGTAAGTAATATGAAACGCCTATTAGCAATTGTTTTACTAGTTGCTAGTACTTCAGTGTTTGCACATGATTTTAGTAGACACGGATATTGGCGACACGACGGTAGAGGTAGCTGGGGTTGGGTAGCACCAGCAGTAATTGGCGGGGTAATTGTTTATGAAACAACTCGTCCTCCGGTTTATGTATCACCACCTCCACCTGTTGTAATTCAGCAACAACCTGTTGTTGTGCAAGGACAAAACTGTAGCCCGTGGACACAGGTTCAAAACCCTGATGGTACAGTAACTACGACAAGAACTTGCCAATAACATTTGACTTAATCCAAAGTTGGTAGTATAATAGCTCTTATATTAACAATTTTGGATTTTTCATGAGTATGCATTTGGAAGGTCCGTGGCTAAGTACTACGGGCAAAAAGAAGGGCAAGCAAAAGTTTAAAAGTGCAGAACATGCACGTAAGGCTAGAGAATTGGATGAATCTTGGAAAGAGCTCCAGAAGAAATGGGCAGTTGAAGCCGAGGACAAAAAACGCACCCGTGCTATGACTGCTCCAAGTTTGAGCAGTTCATATAGTTTAAAAATACCAGAAGGTCGCAACACTACTGCACACATCAAAAGCAGGGATACGGGTGGCGGAAATGCAACACTAGCACCTGCAAAGGTTTACACAGGAACCAAGGTAAAAGGCATTGCAACCATGCATAAAAGCAACGCTGTGCCGGTTTTTAGTGATGAAGAAGCAGTTGACATTTCCAAAATGCGACGCTAAACTAGCATAAGTATAAACTAATAGTTTTTCGGGAGACTGAAATGGCTAATTAAATATTGTACCGGAAGGGTTTCTGGTGCAAAGCAGTAAGGCTTTTAACGCATAGGAGATGTATCAGAGCCATTTGTAAATGACGGAACTAGCGATTCCTGATCCAGCGTAAAGGAGA